GTGCAAGTGCCTTGGAACAAGGTATAGAGACGGCCCTTAGTGGTGCTCCGCTACTGTTTGGAACTACTGGAGCGTATGACCCACAATCTGCTCAAGCGTTCATGGATCCATTTACAGAACAGGTGATCCGACAAGCAGAACGCGATATCCAAAGACAGGGCGATATCCAAAGACAAAACATTGGAGCACAGGCAGTAAGGTCTGGTGCCTTTGGTGGATCAAGACAAGCAGTTGCAGACCAAGAATTACAACGTAATCTCGCTGACCAGATGGCAAGAACCGGTGCACAACTCCGTTCAGCAGGGTTTCAACAAGCACAGGCTCAAGCGCAAAACGCTTTTCAAAATCAAATGGCAAGACAACAGTCTGCTGCACAGTTGTTTGGGCAACTTGGACAAGGGATTGGGCAACTGGGCTCTGCTCTTGGAAAAACTGGTTTGTCGCAAGCGGCGTTAGGCGAGTCTGCACAGGCGGCACAACAACGCGATGTTAATGCTTTACTGGCATTAGGTGGTCTCGAGCAACAACAGGCACAGGCACAGATAGAAGCACAACGTGCCACGGACCTTGAAAGACAAGCAGAGCCCTTCCAAAGGATCAGCTTTATGTCTGATGTTTTCCGTGGTGTACCGTCGACTCAACAAACATTGACTGCTAAAACGGCACCGTCTCCATCTACAGTTTCACAGATTGCAGGTCTTGGAGTAGGTTTAGCCGGTTTGAGTGAGGCAGGGGTCATACCTAAACTCTTCGGCCAAGGTGGGATGTTCGGCTCATGATGGACGTGAACCAAAGAAAAATGTTCAAGACCCGACCAGCGAGAGACAAGCTTAATCGCATGGGCGGTATCATGGCATCTAGTGCCCCATTAATGAATACGGTGGCCCAGTACAACCAAAAGAGAGGCGCACAAAACTTTCAGCTTGGAGGTGGGGTTCAACTACCCCTTCTTGCAGAAGATCAAGCAAAGCGAGATTTAATTGAAGCGGTTGATCAAAGGTTCCCGCAAAGAAATGTTTTTGGTCGAGGTGCTACTGGAGGTGCCAGACCTGGAGGTGCTTCTCTTCTGCAAAGAACTAGAATACCACTTTCGCTTGCTGCAAGATCAACTGTACCAGGCGCACTTGTTCTTGGTGCAGCAGATTTAGCTCTTGGTGAGGGTGTGGATCGTGAAGGGATCATGGCTAATACTGCTCGTGTTCAACCTTTACTTGCGAGAGAAGGATTCACCCAAAAGCAATTTGATGCATTATCCCCAGAAGAACAACAAAGTCTTTTTCAAACAGAACAAGACAGACGTTTAGCGTTGGGTACTGTAGCTGGTAGTGTCGGACAAGAATTTGCAATTCTTCCTGATATTGCTCAAAACCTTTACGAGGATGTTGTAGGCTCAAATATTGTTCAAAGAGGTCTAAAAGCCGCTGGAATTATCGACCCTACTAGTCAATTTGAAAGAACAGGTCGAAGAGATTTTGAAGAGGGTGCTACCAGATTTAAGGCTGAAAACATACCCTTTGATGATATCGCTCAATTCCGCGCATCTCTTCCGTTAGACCCTGAAACAGAAGCAGAGCGAGTACGACAAAGCTTTATGGGTAGATCTACTAGACCGCCAAACCCTGCTTTTGACTCTGCTGATGTTACAAGAGCAGATCCTATAGAAGCGGCTACAGATATTGACAAAACTACAGCAATTGCGGCCACAGAAACAGGACCGGAAAAAGAGGAAAAAGAGCCAACACCTGCTTTTGACTCTGCTGATGGCACAGGCACAGAGGAAAAAAGATTAACAGCAGAAGAGGCCGCAGCACAGGAAGGTGGAAAGTTTTTAGACGAAGATTCAGACGCAATAACGGAAAAAGACCGAATTGCAAACGTTATAAATTCAAATGATCAAGAGCTACAACAGGGCGAATTACAACGTTTAATGGCAGAGTTTACCGAAAACGCTCCTGAATATGAGGGCACGAGTAAGGGTCTTGCGATTGCTAAAATTGGCTTTGCTATGGCTGCAGGTCAAAGTCCAAATGCGATCACTAACATAGCATCAGCACTATCTGATGGTGCTGATATGTTAATTAAAGATAAGAAAGATCGCGACGCATTTGATCGACAACTTCAATTATCTGCTTTGCAGTATGGTTTAGGCGAACAGAGTAAAATTCGTGCTCAAAAACGCGCGGATGAACGAAACATAATGAAGTTTGTAGATGATAATAATGAGGTGGTCACGGTTTCAATCGCGGAATACATAGCAAATGGTCGTGAAATTCCTGAAGGTTTGCGTACAACTGATATGTACACACAGGATCAAAAGGCAATTGTTGAGCGAGCTAAGGCAACCGCGAAAGCGTTGAACGAAGCTAATAAGCGTAAATTTTTGACTCGAACAGAGGTTCGTACAGATAGAGAGGCGTATGCAAAGGCTTACGACGTTGCTAGTCAATCTGAGAATACAGCATATGTTCTTGAAACTGTTATGAAGATGAACGCGGATGGTGAGCTTACTGGTGCGGCAAATGCGCTTAAAACTGGTGCGGCAAAGGTTGGAGCGTTTTTAGGAATAGAGGTTCCTGATTCTTTTAATAATAAACAACTTGCCATAACTAAACTAAAAGGAGCTTTGCAAGGTGTTATTAAAGTAACACTGGCAGGAACCCAATCGGCAAACTCTATCTCTAACCGAGATGTTGATTTGTTAATCCAAGGCTTTCTTGCGGATGGAGTAATGAGTGTTGACTCAAACGGCGTATTAACTTTTGCAAACGTTCCTGCGAAAGTTATTAATCAATCTTTAAAAAATGGCCTTCAAGCTGTTCGTCAAGCACAGGCTAAGGCACTTAATGACATGTCTGCAATTGAAGGAGAACTATCAGGCATGTTTACGCCTCAAGGACTTCCCGGAGCAAGTATTCTTGAGCCGTATCAACAAGTAGACATTAGAACCGAAATAAAAAAACGGGGTGGTAAAACGTTATCTTTTGACAAAGAAACCAATCTATATTCTGCAGTAGATGTGGAGTAAATATGGGAATAATAAGAGTAGACACTTCAGACGGGATTAAGCAAGTTCAAATTGCTGGAGAGGTCCCTACGGAGCAAGAACAAGAGTTAATTTTAAATACTTTTTTTGCGGGTGAGTCTACGACTGCAACAGAGCCATCTCCTAAAACAACACCTAAGCTTGATTTTGCCACAGCGTCTTTAGATGAGATTCGTGAATATAATAATTTGTTGCGCAGTCAAGGCATTGACCCGTTTACTGGTTCTCAAATAAGCGAAGAAGAGTTCATCAACAACTACAAAGAACCGGGTGTGGATTACTCGAGTGGTGTGGATGATGTAGAAGGATTCTCGCGCTTTCAATTTGGCCGCATGGACACGGATGAAGAAAGGTCCGCTTATCTTACGCAGGCACTAGGAACTGAGGGCTTCCGACAAGACGCGCTCGGTCGATTTATCATTACAGAAACAGGTAGACAAAAATTAGGAATGGGTGAAGGCCCAGATGTTGCAATTGATGAACAAGGTTTCTCCTTTGCGGACGTGAAAGAATTTGCAGGGCAGTCTGGTGCTCCTATTCTTACAGGTATCGGTGCTTCTTTAATGGCTTCTGGTGTTGGCATTTTCCCAGGGTTAGCTATCACGGGCACTGGAGCACTTATTGGTAAAGCTCTTGATGAGGCTGTGGAATCCGTTGAAGGGCTACAGCGGCAGAGTTTTTCAGAAGTTGCAAGAGCTTCTGCAATGGAAGGGGCGTTTGGAGCGTTTGGCGAAGGTCTTGGCCGAGGTCTGTCTAAGGTCTTTGGACGAATAATCAAAGGTCCAGGCGGTGAAGCAAATGAGGCTCTTCGTGCAGAAGCTCGTGCAATGATTGACCGCGGCCTTCGGCCCACAGTTACCGGAGCAACTTCCGAAGAGTTCCGCCCAGTTTTAAATCGTCTACAAGCCATATATGAAGGTGTCTTTCCAAACGAAAAAGCTGCTCGTCAAAATCTAGACATTTTGCTAAAAGAATTACAGTCGGCTCCTGGGGTCAACATTGGATCGCTAGATGACTTTGGTAATGCTGTCCGTAGAGACATCGATGAATTTTATGGAACCGCAGATGATGCCTTAGCTCAGGTTCAAAAATCTGTTGACGAAGATATTGAGCGTGAGATAGCGGCGGTTATCAAGCCGTTACAGCAGGGTAAGGACCTGCCTAAAGACTTACTCGAAAGTATACGATTGCGTAAACGGTTGTTTGACGAAGATGTAGATCGGTTGTATACGATTGCTACAGATGTGCTTGAAGGCAACACCATCGTTCCGACTAAAGGAATTAAGCAAGAGCTTGAGGAGCTTATCAAAGCAAACCCCGCAGACATTGGAAATACCAAGTTTGCTCGTATGGTTCAAGACCTTGATGAATATGCAACTCCACAAGATGTTAATAATTTACGGAAGGCTTTGACGGACGCGTCATATAACCCAGACCTTGTTGGCGGCGCGGCTGGCAGAGCATTAAGTCGTCTAAAGAAAGCAACAGACGATGCAATGGTTGACGCTGAACTGGGCCTACAACGCGGTCTCAATGCAATGACTGCCAAGTATGGAACGCAGGGCGGAGCAGTTCCTGGTGGTCAGGTTCCTGCGGGCAAGGGCTTAACTCCTGAGTTCAAGCCCGGAGCAGAAGCAAGCGACGATGTTTCTTTGACTATAAATCAAGCACGTCAGGGCCTGAGTATCTTGCGGCGGTCGAACCAACTGTACCGTAATGGAATTAAAAAGTTTGACAACGTTGTTACTCGAGACCTTGTTAAACAGGCACAGAAGGGCCAGCTTAACACCAAGTTTATTTATCAAAAGATAATCCAAGAAGACAATCCAGAAGCACTGGATCAACTTTTAAAAGCTGTTCGTGGCGTTCCAAACCTAATCAAGGATGTTGGCGAAAGCAAAATGTTTTTAGAGGGGCAGATGATCGGCTCTCAGACCATTGAAGAAGCTGTTGAATCTGTAAAAAACCTTCCAAACAGTAATGAAACTAAACGTTTTGTTATGGCTCGTAAGGCCGAGTTAGAGAAACGGGCCGAGCAACTTACGGCTTTAAGAGGAACTGGGGCAGAAGCGGCAGAAGATTTGCGTCAACGTTTAGCGTCGCAATATCTCGATGACATGCTGAATAACTCTCGAGTTACAGACAAACTGACAGGGCAGACGGTTATTGACCCGGTTAAGCTTGCAGCTAATTTACGCAGTAAAGGAACAACCGTTGATAAACTGTTTGGCAAAGACAAGGATGCTTTAAATGAAGTGATTAAGGCACTTGAGTCGGGCAAGTCGAACATTGCTCCAAGTGTGTTCCAAACCATACCTGCAAAAAATCTGGCTAGTCAATTGAACGTTGTCAAAGCCGCTCAAGCAGAAAGACAGCGGTTGTCTAGAGATACAATTCTGCAACGGTTTAATACTGGTGATACAGACGTTATTGCAGATGTTCTGTTAAAAACTCCAAACGCTGTGACAGTTGCACGTCGGACCTTGGCCCCTGAAACTTTTGAACAAGCAAAAGATGCAGCGATGGGACGGATTATTAATCAAATTGGTGGAACAATTGAAGAGGGCGGAACGATACGTCTTTCTGGTAACTTCTTTGATGAGTTCACCTCTGGTCGCCTTGGTTTAAAGTTACAAAGCACTTTGAAAACTTATGGCGAACAGCATATCGATAGCTTGTTTGGTAAAGACACCTACAAAGCGTTGTTTGGTCTAGCAGATGATATGACCAAGGCATCTAACGCGGCCATCAAAGGCAAGGGTGGTCTTGCCGCTCCACAGATTGCACTAAGTCTTGGTATAGTTGGCCTTATAACAAACCCAATTGCTACAATCGCTACGGGTGCTACATACAGTGCAATGTCTAAGTTGCTTCGCAATCCAAAAGTATTGAAAGCGATGATGGCCTCTCGTAAGCCTAACTCTGTTCGTGAATTTTTGTCTGGAAAATTCAAAGCAAACGATCCAATTGCACAAGGACTGCAAGCTGCACTACAGCTTGCTGGGGCTGGGGCTGTGCAATCTATTAGAATGTCTACCGAGCAAGCAAAAGAAGAACTTGAACCTTTTGTTGAAGGAGCGAAACAGCAGGCACAGGCTCAACTGCCCACACCACAACAGATACTGCCCGCAGTGCAAAGTGGCCTACAGAATCTTAATCCGTTCCAGCCGCAGGGCGCACAACAACAAGGTGTTTCACCGATCCTTGTACCCAACCCAGCAACAAGGGCCGCTGTGGGGAGCCAGTAATGGATAGACAAAGACTTTTTACACAACTCCGGTTGCATGAGGGCGTAGAGCATATGCCCTATAAATGTAGTGCTGGATTTTTAACAATCGGAGTGGGTCGTAATATCGAGGAACGCGGATTGTCCGACGATGAGATCGACTACATCCTCAACAACGATGTCAACATCGCCACCGACGAACTGGTCAGAATGTTTGATTGGTACCCTGATCTTGATGAAGTGCGTCAACGTGTCGTGATTGACATGGTGTTTAACCTTGGGATGCCCCGCTTCCAACAATTTAAAAAGATGATCCAAGCTCTGGATGAAGGGGACTACAAAGAAGCCTCCATTCAGATGATTGACAGCCGTTGGGCATCTCAGGTAGGTGCTCGAGCAGAGCGTTTACGGGACATGATGGAGAGTGGTGAGGACTCGTCAGACTTTTAGCCGACTTCACCCCAGTTATTTCCTAGTTCCTGATCTACGCTACTTGGCACACGAAGATCAACGCACGTTTCCATAATCTCCTTGATCCGTGACGCTTGTTCCTTGGAACCTATACTAAAGCACAGTTCGTCGTGTACGGTCAGCAGAGGAACTAATCCCTCTTTGTAGCATTCAGCCATTGCTTTCTTCGTTTGATCCGCGGCAGAGCCTTGTATCAGCTTGTTAAGAGCTTTGTATGTAAATGCTCTACGAATGCCAGGACCATATTCCCGAATCGCATCCTCATGTTGCATTGGTTTGTTATAATCAAAACTTCTCGGTTCCCACATATCAAACCGGCATTTACGTCCTAACAATGTTCTAATCTGACCGTTCTTAGATGCTCGCTGAGATGCCATGTCAGCAATCCGTTTAACAAAAGGAACTCTGTCATGGTATGTGGCTAGTAGTTCTTTTGCGTCATCCTGACTGATATCTAGCGTGTTAGCTAACTTACCTCGACCCATGCCATACATGATTCCAAGGTTTACAGTCTTAGCTTCTTTACGCCCGATCCCTGCCATGTCTGCCACCATTTGATGGAAATCCACGTCAGTTGTTTTAAACGCTTCAACAATTTCTTCTACTCGCGGATCTTCATACTTATCTGCAAGCAAGGATGAGAAATGAACCAACAACCGCGGCTCTTGGCTCGAGTAGTCAAACGAGCCCCACTGTTCTCCTTCTTCAGGAATAAACAGCCCACGAATCGCAGCTTTGAGTTCAGGATCTCGAGCAGGAATCTGTTGTAGGTTTGGATTGCTGGAACTGAAACGTCCCGTTATCGTCCCACCATCATCAGAACGTAGTTGATTAAACTCACAGTGAATCCTCCCGTTATGCTGATATCGAAGGATAGAGTCAATAAACGTGCTGTTTGCTTTGTTTAATTCACGAAGTTTAAGAATCTGGGCCGCGATTTCGTGGTCACAGCCTTGCAAGAACGCTTTTGTAATCGAGGGTTGATTTGAGACCTCTGTGCGAGAGTAAGGGATTTGGTAATGGTCCAACACTGCGGACACGCTTGTTGCCACCCAGGGCTCGACCATAATTCCTGTTTTTGCTTTGATGTCATCTTTCAACTGCCTTTCTAGCTTTGCTAGATGTAGTTTAGTTCGCTCTGCCTTATCGAGATCTACGCGAACACCCTTTTCACGCATGTCGAGCATCATTGGGATTAGACTGCTTTCTAACTCAAATATCGATCCAAGTTCTTGCTTTTGAAGTTCTGTCTCAAAACAATTCCAAAGCTTCAGTGTCAATGCTGCATCTTGTTCTGCATATTGACCAACAAACTTAGCCGGTAGTTTCCACATCTCAGCCTTTGGATCAATGCCCCATCTCTTTGCCTCTTCGCGTAAAACCTTTTCATTCTTACGCTCGCCTAAGTAGTCCCGGCCTAAAGAATCAAGAGAAAAGCTAAACCGGTTTTCATTAATCAAGGGGGCGGCAATCATCGTATCGATAATTTTGCCCTCAACAGGCACCTCGGCCCATCGCAACCAGCCTAAGTCATATGTGGCATTGTGGAAAACTTTGGGGATATGTGGCGTAGCCATTTGTTTTTTCAGCCATTTCATAACTACATTTTGTGTCATGTTGCCGCCGCCAGCGTGTTTGATCGGGTAGTATCCAATAAAATCACCTGCCGCTACTGCCACTCCCACAATAAATCCATCGTTACGAACCCATCCAGGCCCTAGAGTCATAAGATTAGGGTCACAAGTTTCTAAATCGACTGCGATATACTTGGATTGAGAAAGGTCAGGAAAGACCTCGGGGGCAACCCAGTCGATCTCTGCCATGTCCATCTCCATGCGTTCGACCCAGTTGATTGTGCTTGTGTCTTTACTCTTCCTCATTCAGATGCTCCGCCAGTTCCTCTATTGACTCTAAGCTAGTACGGAACACAAAAATTGGGGTGTGCGTTCCCATATACGCCCCGTCGATATTAAACTCAAAGTATTCGACAGCTTCATCGTGATCCATGCCATCGCGCTCTACTAAGACTTCAATCATCTCCAAAGCGTCATATACAATTCGGTGCACTCGTGTATTGCCATCCCACACCTCTGCAACTCCCAAAATACAATCATCGAAACCTTCTGCTCTGATCATAGTGGATACCCGTAGTCAGTTTGTGCATCAATAATATGCAAGTTTTGTTTTGTTCGCGTAACGGCTGTGTAAAACACACGGTGCTCATCGTTTGGGTCATAAAGAAGTGTTTGGTACGGCATGTACCCCATGTCCAACATTAACACAATGTTTTGGTCTTCCCCGCCTTTCATGCGGTGAATAGTTGACAGTTTAATTTCTGGAGATAGTGGAATACCGTCGGCGTATCTACGACACAAAGCGTTCCAGTACACATGATCCTCATGGCTCAGATTTAACGCTTCTTGTGCAGGCATGTCCTTTGATGGGATTAAACCGTGGTTCTCAACTAAGTCCTCATATGTCAGTGGGATCATGGGATCGATTAGCTCCAAGGACTTTGCCTTACCACGCCGTACCCGGGCATTGTCTCCTTGTTTTGGCATCAGACTGTACATGTTAATCGCATCTTCAACAGACACTTTTTCTCCACGGCTAAGACGAGACCATGTCTTCATGCCATCAATTAATTCTTCATCGAACGATAGTTTTCCGTTTTTTAAGAACATTTGGCCATCTCGTTTTAACTCGTCAGCCATGTTGTTCAAACCTTTCACGGTTCTAGACATAACAGTCCACGAGCCCTCAGTCATATCCAAATTATCTATAGACATGTGGTGCTCAATGCTGCCTTCATCGTCTCGAGCACTCCACACCTTTGGCTCTCGACCCTCGATTCTTTGAGCTAATTCAGCAGACAGATCATGTATGATTCGAGGCGTTCGATACGACTGATTCAGAATACGCTTGTCTGAACATGCGTTTAACATCTTCTTAACATCAACCCCGGTGTATCTAAAAATTGCTTGATCGTCATCACCCGCGTAATACACGCGTTCAGCATGTCGGGCTAACACCTTAACCTGTTCCCACTGCAACGGTGTGAGATCCTGCGCTTCATCCACTATCAACAAATTAAGGTTTGGTCCAGTGTCCTGCATGACCATCTGCTCAATCATGTCGGTGAAATCGAACTTCCCCATTTCATTTTTGTAGTTGTGGTAGACCGTATTCAGTTTAACCAACAACTCCCAATGCATTTTGTAGTCGCCGTTTTCGTTGAACTCCTGCTCAAGTGTAATCATCCGCATCTTCGCACGTTGAATTAGGGTCAGATATTTGTTGCCTTCTTTCGCAGATAACAACATCTGTCCGTCATCGTCATAGACCTGACGATTATCGAACACCAGGCCCATCTCTAATCCAATCTGTTTTAAATCATAAACACTGATGATCTGATCTTTACGCATACCAAGCCACATGAATCCCATGCTGTGTAACGTGCGAAAGTACGGGGTGTCCTGCGCTGTTAAGCCTAGCTCTGCTCCAGCCCTTTCTCGGGCTTCCGCGATTGATTTTCGAGTAAAAGAAACAAAGCCAATCTTATCTGGGGCCACTCCCTCTTTCAGCGCATCCTTAACAATGTTGATTAGTGTGTGCGTTTTGCCACATCCTGGGGGACCAAAAATTAATTGTTCACTCATCGACGGGTTTCCTCCAACCAAGCCTCAACTTCACTCATTCTCCAACGAACCGCTGCATCTCCAATGTCATACGGTCTTGGTAACTTTCCTGCATCAACCCATCGATAAATAGTTGACGGAGCTACACCAAGGAATTCAGCAAGCTCTGACACTTTGAGCATTCGATCATTAGAAGGGTGCTTCATGGACATCCTCCACTGGCAAAACAATTTCGTCTTTTTTCACCTCTGGAATCCACCATACTCGAGTGTTTTTCCAAACGCCTTTATCGTCCTTGTAACGATAAAATCCGCTACACTTCTTGTTGTTGTTCATCTCTTCCAAACGCCTCTGCATTTGAGGTCTGGTTAAATGCGTAAACCCGTGATTTTTTAAATATTCCTGCAAACCTTTAATCTTAAAATAGGTCTTACCCTCGTCGGTCCACGGCTTACCCATCTCTAGTTCTTCTGGAGAACGTGCCTTGATTCTGGACGTACAAAAGTTTTCCACCAGTTCCTTAAACTGACCGCTAATAGTCAGTTCTTCTGGAACCTCAATCTCTGCGGCATCTTTTAACATGCTGTTAATTAAGATTTGCCAATCAGCGGACTTCATCAATGGGGGCATATATTTTGTTTGTTCCATACACGCTTCTTGAAACCTGAGCGGAATCTGTAACTGTTTGGTGTTCAGTTCCAATCGGTGCCCGTCGATATCTAAAAAGTACAAGCGCGGCTCAGACAATAAGATGGTCAGGCCACCGATATGCGGCATGTCCGCACTCGCTCCGTTGCCCACACCAAACTTTCTACTTTTACACAAAGGCTTATTGCAGTAACTGCACATGGGTTCTTCGTTACACTGGTAAAAGTAATCTTTCTTTTCGAGTTGTTTTTGTAACTGTACAATCTCAGACGCGGGAAGCTTCGGCTTGCAGTACTTTGAGTTTGCATCTTCAAACTTTTCTTGCCACTCGTCTGGATACTTCATCTTCAGGTAAAGGCCGAAGTTGAACATAACCTTATTGCGTACACCTTCCATTGCGCCTGTTGAAACGATGACTTGAAGGCATGGTGGACCGTCTACCATGAACTCCCGTTGCGTACCAAAATCCACTTTCTCTAAGTCGGACATCGAGACACGGTTGCTATCAATCCATTCTAAAAACTGATCAAGTTCAAGATCGTCCCCTGCCTTGTTTACGGCGTAACGAACCGTCTGTTCTGAGTCAAAATAAGGTAGATTGATAAAGTTTCCGACGTCCCCTCGGTCAGCCAGAATCTTGTCCTGCTTAGGGAATATTTCACAACCTGAGTGACCAATGGCCGAGGCTATTTCAGTTAAGTATTCTCTGATCTCTGCCGCTGGATACCAATCATCGAAAAAAATAAAAAGATGTGCCCCGCCTGACTTTGAACGGCACACAATCATTGGAATCTTCATTAAGTCTAGTTTACAAACCAGTTCTTTGTGGTCGATTGGATAGGTATCAATATCAATCGCAGCAAACTTACATTTATTTTCACGGTTAATTGGTATCGCGCCAAGACCTTGCTTCCCTTCTAAATGGTCTTTTACCTTTTGTTGAGCTACCTGTTCACGAACAACAAAGCTCTTCGCTTCCGTTTTACCGTTACGTCGCTGACTTCCAAGGGTTGTCTGTCCATGTGCGGCATCTGATCCTTCAAAAGCCGCCATGAATCTTTCTAATTGTGGCATGGCCTTACCCGTAAAATTGGGGGCTTTCGCCCCCTATCAATCAAAATAAAGCGTCTTGGTCTGCTTCACCTGGTTTTTGCTCTTCTGCGACATCTTGTGCCACAGCTCTTGCTTCACCAGACATGACTGATTTACGGAAGTTAACCGCTGCTTCAAGTATTTCTTTGTCTTCGACAAACCCTGCATTAGCCACTGACCAATTCATCCATGTACCTTGATCATTGGACTCTTCGACAGTGGTAAGCTGCCACATGGTTCCGAAGATTGGAGGAGAAACAAGAACACCTGTCTTCGGGTGTTTCACCGACAACATTTTGATTTGTGTCTTCCAACGACGGGACACCTTCAACTGCGATGATTTCATGTCAACGATGCCGAAGCTCGGGACACCATCCTCTACAACAATGCAATAATGTTGGTCAGACTTAACCAACTCATTGCCGTCAGGCAATATCTCTTTTGACCCCGTGCGCGTAGCGGCGATAACATCCGGGTCATCTTTTGCAAGTTCTCCTAAAAATCCACCGCCTGACTCTCGAGGCGTGAACTTCAGATACTTTGTTTCCTGATAGCACGGGATAACTGTAATGCCTTCTTCGCCTCCCCAATGCTGTCCGGTGACGGTGTTAAACACATCACCTGAAGAAGCCCCATCAATATAAGCTGGATCTCTCTTGTTAATTTGAGGTGAAAGGGCCTGGATAATGCGTATAAATGGGATCTGTAGATCTGAAGTCTCATAATCGAGTCCCTCGCCCTCATACATTGATAAAAGGTCGAGTACCTCTTCTGAAGGCAGGTTTGCCTCCGCTTTTGCTACTGCTTTGCTCATTACTATTTCCTCTTAATATTTGCGGTTCTAGCAACAAATGCCCCGAACAAATCGAGATCAATTGGCTGACCGTTTTCAACACGCTCACGCACGAACGCTTTTAACGTTGACGAATGAATGTGCGTCTTCGCCTCTGGATGAAGCCCTTGGTTTTCAAGATCAAGCATGATCTTGTTCGCTTCGTTATCCTCTCCGCGACCGAACGACAGAATTACATCGTTTTTGATGATGTCGTCAAGACCGTGATCTCGTAACCATTGATACGCTTCTTGTTTCCGATCCTGTGGAATCGAAGCAGAAACAAAGGGTTTGAGTGTGACGGATACTTCACCGACATCTAGTCGGTTGACATGCATCTCATCCATGACGGCGGGAATCGCTTCCATCGCTAGGCGATTTTTTTCTTGTTTGAGTTTTTTAATATGAAGCTCTGCCTGATCTATGTCGTTAACTACTGATTCGAGTTGACGCACAAGATTAGAAAGTGCTTTAGTCTTGTCTGTGTCAACTGACTCTAATTTGTCAGCCGCATCGAACACTTCTGTAAATAACTCGTTCATAAAGTATATCCTCTTCAGGTTAGAGTGAGTTTGTGTCTCTGAACATTTATGTTAATGTATCGGAGACGATGCAACAGTAGTGGAGGATTTTGTGTCTGTCAACTACCCTTTCAAAACAAAACCGTATAAGCATCAGCTTTATGCAATGCAACAGGCGGGAAACAAAGAAAAATTTGCTTTTTTCATGGAAATGGGAACAGGCAAATCGAAGACATTAATCGATAATCTTGGCGATCTGTTTTTACAAGGCGAAGTCAATTTTGCTTTGATAATCGCGCCCAAAGGAGTGTACCGGAACTGGGTAACCAAAGAGTTACCAGAACATATGTCTGATGACATACCTCACCGTGTAATTCGATGGGTTAGTGGTCCAAATAAAAAGCAACAAGAAGAAATGCGCTCTGTCCGTCATGAGTATAATGGGCTGACTGTGTTCGTGATGAACGTGGAGTCTTTTTCAACAAGTAAAGGACAAGCTGCCGGGGACTGGTTGGGTAAAAAATTTGGAACTAAAGGGCTTATTGCAATCGACGAAAGCACAACGATTAAAAATCCAAAAGCCAAGCGAACCAAATCTTTGCTCAAAGTAGCAAACCATTTTAAGTATCGAAGAATCCTGACGGGATCACCTGTCACGCGCTCGCCAATGGACTTGTTTAGTCAGTGCGAGTTTCTCGGCCCTCGGACCCTGGGGTTTGAAAGTTATTACGCGTACCAAGGCCGTTATGCTGTGGTTAACAAACGACAGTTCGGGCATCACTCCTTTCAACAAATCGTTGGATATCGACATCTAGAGGAGCTTACAAAGAAAGTGAACCAGTTTAGTTATCGAGTATTGAAAAAAGATTGTTTAGATCTGCCAGAAAAAACATACACGATCCGATATGTCTCCATGACTGAGGATCAACGCAAGATGTATGATGAACTACGTCATGAGGCGTTAACTTTGCTTGATAGTGGTGATTTAGTTACTGCGCAAAACGTCATGACACAAATGCTTCGGCTACAACAGGTGCTTTCGGGACATCTGATGACAGATGACGGGGAGTTGGTTGAACTACAAACCAAACGTCTTGAAGCTTTACTTGATGTAGTCGAAGAAAGTTCGGGCAAGATAATTATCTGGTCACGGTTCAGAAACGACATACAAAGAATAGGGAAACTTTTAGAGGAAAAGTATCCCTTGCAATCTGCATCGTATTATGGTGACACCCCCGACGATGAGCGGCAGGAGATTGTAACTCGGTTCCAAGACCCTGACTCGGGACTACGGTTCTTCATTGGTAACCCCGCAACCGCAGGCTACGGCCTAACGCTGACTGAAGCCAACACCGTGATCTACTATGCGAATGACTTCAACCTCGAAACACGAATACAGTCGGAGGATCGTTGTCATCGTATCGGGCAAACAAACCCAGTAACATATATCGATCTGATCACGGAAAACACGATTGATGAAAAGATCGTCAAGGCACTCCGAAACAAGATTGACCTCGGGGCTGTTGTGTTGGGGGAGGAGGCTCGAGAATGGCTGCAAATCAAACCGACAAAATGATGGAGATTTCATGGGAGTACTGTCAGGGCTTGTACACTCTTGAACAGGCAGTCGATAAAATGACGGGGCTTACGGGTTTAGACACAGACATCGCTGAAGTGTTTCTTCGCGGTTTAAATCGGGATAACATTGTTCGGGTAGATTTTAGTGAGAAAACTCGCAATGGCAGAGAAGCAAGGCGTACTATCGGTCCAGGCCCCAAAATATGAGCGGGGGTTTCTGACTCCTGAACAGGAAAAGAAAGTATCACTCCTTGGTTTAGGCGGTGCGGAAGGAATTGCAGAGCTTCTTAACCCATACCCAATGAACCTCCAGACCGGTGAACGCGAACTTGCGCCTCCCGGTTTGTTTGAAGCAATTGCTACCGGCGGTAAAGGTATAGCAGGAGCAATCAAAGACCCTGTCGGGACGTATGAAAAGGTTGCCCCTGCGCTCGAGCAGATGGGCGACCGCATGATGCAGGCTCCCGGCCTAGTTCCGGGGCAGATGGCTTTTGTTGATGGGGAACTCCGACCGCTGACTTCAGACGAAGTTGTTCAAGAACGTATCGACGCAGGCATGGATCCAACCGTTGCATTTACAGGCGCAGCACCTATTGCTGCCCGCACAGCTAGGGCCGGTCTTGCAGGTTTGGCCGCCGAACCTGGGACCTTGACAGCCTTCGGTGTCCCAGCAACAGCCGAAAAGCCTTTTGTGACGCGTGGCGCACAGTTCTTGGAAGATAAAGTCAAAGGCAACTTTGCCAAAAAAGATTTGTTAAACCAACTCAACGCTTCTGACCTGCCTCAAACTGACAAAATTATGTTAAAACAGGCTATCGATGCCGCACAAACAGATCAAAAAGGGCGTGTTAATCAGTTTTCACTTCGGGATGAATATCAAAAAATATCTCCAGAAAACCGTACAAGGATTGAGGTTGTAGAGCCTGGCGATGCGGGATACATCTATGGTTCATTTGATAATCTTACGGGTGATGATCTCGGTATTATTCAAATTGGGGTTGATGTTCTTCCAGTTGGTAAATACCTAGACGATGCCGTCTCGTCCGAAATAACAAAATTTACGTCTGTAGATCGATTTGACGAGCTTGACAAAATTAAAGAGAATAAAGTTCTCATTGATCAAGCTATTTTGGACAATCCAGAGCTACAATTTTTACAAAAATCTATCGATAAACTGCATAAACAAAAGCTTGACCTAGCTGATAAAGTCGTAGAAGAAAGACAGTTAGATTCATTAGTAAGTCTTTACAGGGGTTTGGGGAAAGGTGACCAAGACATAGTAAGCAAAGACTCTAGACTTACGAGTTTCCTAAACGAAAATCCTGAAATTACTAAGAAAATTATTACAAAACGGTCAGACGTGCTCGACTTTGAGTCCGATGGTTTTCCCCCGCAACGTATGGAGCACTATGACGGGCTTAGACAAGCCGCTCAATCTTTAAGAGAAAAAGGTTTTGACGGTTTTGATGAGTACAATCTTACACGTTATGACAAAGATGGAAATAAAATTTTTGGTTTTGAACATAGAGACAAAGTAACAGCCTATATCGGCCCAGATATTTTAGAATCCTCGCCAGAGGTGCTTTTACAGATTGAAAAAGAAGCAGAAGAACTTCTCTTTAAATATGCAGATCCCGATGTTCGGGAGTTTTTTGAAAACAAACCTAAACCTGTTGCAGATGAATTTTCGTTAGAAGTTGGGTCTGAGGGCTCCAAAGTTAGATATAGTCAACTTCGTCTTGCCTCGGCAGGCATATCAGAGCAACTGGCAAAAAGAAATAGAGCCATCCAAGATATAATCACCGCGGACGCCAAACAGATTGATCAAGAATTAATTAAAAAAGGGTTTAAGCCTGACGTATATCGTTCAGGGCAACACTCTGCATTAGAAATTAAAGATCCAGCTACCGCAACATTGTCTACGGCTCGTTATGCAGATGTAGACGCTACTCTTCCAGATGGAACTTCGGTAGAAGGAATGCATATCGCAGAACTTCAGTCAGATTATGCAGACGATCTTCGTAAACTTGGTCCTACTACCAAAACTGCGGCAATGGATGATATTGAAGCATTAGAACTTGAAGGAGAAGTCGTTTCTTTAGATTGGAAGATCGAAGATTCAAAAACACCAGATTTGCCTGAAGGTGATCCCTCGTTACTTGTTGAAAGAGAAGGCATACGAGGTAAACAGAAAAGACTTCAAGAAAGAGTTGAGAGGTACAGGACTGACGGTCGTAATGAAAATATGTATCAAGTTCCTGAGCTATACCCAGAAATGGGTGAGCGTGGTAATGCACAGCAAATAATAGAAATAATTGGTGCCACAATGGGGGCTGTGCAGCGGGGCAGAAACGCTATTTCTTTTCCTATTCCAGACGACATTGGAAGTAGTGTAGCTAAACCCTTGTATGATCCAAGTAAATTTAATAACAATGTTCGTGAAGCCGTTAAGCGAATGGGTAGGGGCTATCAAGCAACCTTAATAGAATTTACCGACAAAAATGGAAACGTTGTTAAACGTCCAGGAATCACTTGGTCGGAGGCAGAGCCTGCGATAGGTAAAGAAAGCATTGGCGGTGTGAAGATGTTTCAGGGCGGTGGAATCGTTAATGCCAAGCCACCGGTTCAGGGCAACTCAGGCATAGTAGATGTTATCAAGCAGTATCGTCGGGACGGGTTGATGGACTAAGCCGCTTACGCTCGTCCTCCCTTGCAATCTTTCCAACAAGCCTTGCAAACTCAGTCAACTCGGCAAGATTCGCAACAAAACCCCTACCGCTAATCTTTTCCATCTGTTCAGCAAAACCTTCTTTTCGGATCATCCCTGCTTTGTCAGCAAGCTCATAAATCAATTTGCTCATGCAAATCATTATGACACAAAAAAGGCGGCACTCAGGCCGCCTCGAAAAAAGTGGCGCGTTAAACACCATATGCCTGATTAACGATTACACTAATCTGCCGCGCAATCGATCTCTGCTCCCGTTCTGCCATTTCTCTTGCTTGGTTGTACGCTTCAAGAGGCAACGCAACCGTCTTAAACTCAGCTTTTGGCTTAGATGATTTTTTCTTAGATGACATATAAAATCCTCACTACTTATCAATTCCTCACATTGTAACTGTTTTTACCTGACGATACACACAATCACCCAACGCCATCTTTTCATTCCTGCGTGGAAGCGTGTACACCGCTTCTCGAAACTTGGCTTGCTTGCATGCAGCCAGTGTTTCAAACTGTGTTGGGTACACAAAAGTGTCGCAATGATGACCCCTGGGCGTGTTATCCAACACACAAATCAAAGCTACTAAGACGAACATTCTTCATCCCCCATATCTGGCACTTCATTTAGTTGCTCATCCCAAATATAGACGTATCTTTCGCCATGTTTTTTCATAAACTGCTCACGAGTAAGATAAATGCAGTCTTCCTGCATCTCGATTACCCAATCACCAACCTTGCTCATGCTCCAAACCTCTTCGCGTGAATGATGTGTGGAAAATTAAACGCTCGCTCATAGCGATAAGAATATCGAGAGACCATCTGCTCGATCACCCTGTACGTCTTCCCGAAATGATCTGCCGTCTCTTGCAGAGACTTGCCTCGGCTCCAGTAGGTCATGATCTCTTCGACCGTGGTGCCCTCATAGTGCTTTGGATGTGTCATTTTTCCCCCATTTATTTATCTCTTCTTCTAACTGTTTGCTATACAAACAGCCCTGCGGGCCTCGGCCCAGGGATTCTGCGGCCACCATATACTCGTCATGCGTGGCCACGTCTCCGCTGAAGTAAGCCTCTTCAGCCAGAAACGCGTACCACACTGCCGCACACTTTGTCGTTAACGCGCCAGTTATTTTGTCGCGCTCGACCTTCGGAGCCTTAGACATCTAATTCGACGCCCTCATAATCCGTCGATTTGATTACTGTGCAGATTGACGCGCTGTATACCTCCTCCAGTTGCAGCAATCTGTTGTATTGCTCCTCACACTCCATGTAAGTCTCATGTGCAAACCAATGATCCTCATACGTCGGCTCTGGTCCTTTCGACTCATGAACCTCAGTCCAAACTAAAAGAAACATCACTCCTCCCTTCGTTATATGCCGTGCTTAACATCACGACCAACTGCCACTTGTATCTATATTCAAGCTTCTCGAGCCGTACATCTTCACCGTGCTTCAATATCATTTTCCGCGCCTGTGAATAACTCGTCATGAACCACTGGGTCTTTTCCCCATCATTACGAACTTTATAAATGATCGGCATCTTCATCACTCTCTGTGTCAAAGTTAAGTTCAACTCTGTCATTAAGAGTTGCATCGACACTGTCAAGCGGCCAATGTTCGTTATCCATCATGTCGCAAATATGAACTGGCAAATTTTGCGGCAAGGATTGTAGTTGCTCCATCAGTTCTTTAACTGTCATGATTTTAACTCCCGCTTCTGGAACTCAGTCTTCATCTTTTCAAGCGCACTACCAAGTTGAATCATGTCGTCCATCGTGATGCAGTTGTGGTTGTTACAAACACTCTCACAAAGTGAAAAGTGCAGACTGTCCATTGCACGGATCGCTTCATCAAGTGCCTCGACACAACTCTTCGGCAGCCGATTCTCACGAATCGACTTCACCCGCTTGTTATGCTTCTCAGCATTCTCGTTATACGTTTTAATCCATTCTTCACTCATTGTTACTCTCCTCAAGAATATAAGAATCACAGAAGCCAACGGCCTCTCGTATTTCATCATCACGCAGACTCATTGCACGTTCGATAATTGCAAAACGAATCTCAGATGGTCGTAACGTTTCGCCACGCTCATCGTTCGCCACAATGCTAAACCCTACGTCAAACATGACGTTGTACTGTTTAGTCATCTTCGCCCCCAATCATTACTTCATGCTCCGTTTTTACGGTGACGTAATGCCACTCATAATCATCATGATCCTCATCGAATAATCCCTCTCTTTTGAGGTACTCCAAATGTTCCTCGGCTTCTTTTTCTGAGGCGTGTGAACTTAGATCACGGAACACCTCGTCTTTAATATTCAAAGCGTCTTTGGTATGGATAGAAATAACAGTCCCAACGTTCCTGCTTTCTACAATTTTGAAGTCTCTGATTCTGGATGAATCGGACAGGTTAAATCCGTCAATGAACGCCTTGGCTTCGCCGAATGTATCAACAGGCCAATCCAAATTGTTTTTACTGTTAGGCCATGTTCCTCTGACCCTATAAGTTGAAGCCATTACTTATCCTCCTTTGCATAGTCCATGTTAAAACCCAAACGCTCGCAGATAGAGATGACACCCTTTGGCAATTCGTAAACACCGTCATAATCCACCAAATGTGTACCATCGAACCACAGGCCGCCCGAACCACCTTCATCCCCGTACTGGGTATGCTCGAATCCGAGAGGTTCACCCTCTTCATCGACATACACAGTCCACGCGTCAGTTTCATACCGCCGCGTGGTCGCTGTTTCGATGAGCTTCAGCTCACCCTGATTCTCAACCGCATTGAGATCCATCTTTTTTCTCCTCAAGTTCTCTGCCGACTCATTCAAGTCACTCACTTTTATTCTCCTTAACGACAACTTTCATGGAACACCAATCAAAGTGCGGTTGGTGTTCATTGATAAAATCCGTGCATTGACCAACGATCTGCTTAATCATCTGAGAATCCCCAGAAGAGCAGGACAGAAAACCCTGCCCCGCTCTCTTCGCGTTAAATTCATCAATGCATTGATTCAAGTTTGCTGAACAACTGCCCACCTGTTGAACGTCAATCACGACTGTTACAGGTTTAGTGTCCATATCCATACTCCTCAAAATGCTCCAAACCACGGTCACGCACTGGCTCCGCTTGGAACACGCGCCACTGCTCATATGTCATTTGACTCAAATGCTGTGGACCTTCAGCCGATTCACCAAAGCCGTTGATCCACTCTGCCGCCTCATACCAATCGCAGAACACCCGACTGCCTTCCATCTCACACAGATCACAGTCACGCGCCCAGTAATAAAAGAAAATCGACTGCTTCAATTCCTTCTCACGGTGATACTCGTAATCCATCAGAATCTTGATTAGCCGTTTATGAAACTTAGGCTTCAACATCAACAGGTCGCCTGCATCTCGATCAAGCTCTGGGTCGTAATCCATCATCGACAGGTAAAAGTTAAATTCATTTAACACACCATCCCAACTGTACTCAGGTTGATAGTCATCATCGAACTGGAACCCGCCCAACTCTCCAATACGAACCTGATACAAATCTTTATCAGTAATGGATTCAAGAGCCGCGGCCCAGGGTTCTGAGCCAACCTCGACATCTCCAAAGTTTTCCGTATTCACAGACCACATATCAGTTAGGATAAGATCGTCGCGGTAGTCACGGAGCTTGCGTACAGGACCGCGGACCTTGGACCAAAGTGTTTTGTAATCCACACCGTCAAAAGAAAAGTCTGCCCCGAAAGAGGACATCAAATTAACAAAATCAGGATTAAGAGTAGCCATTTCAAAACCTCCAAATATAGTTACCCAAACGCATTATCATGTTATGTGATTCTATATGTCAAGCATTTATTTGTTAACGATTTGAGTTTTCTTTATAGGGCTGTGAAATTCATTTTTTTAAAAAGTTTTTTTTTTAAAATAATTTGGTGTTACAAGTGTTACAAGTGTTACGAAATCTCTGAGTTGCCCAGACAACGCGGTTTTCAGCCGTAACACTTCTTCCTGTTTTCGTAACGTTCGTAACACTTCTCTATATAGGAAAGTGGGTTTTAGACCTCTTTGTTTAACAAATGTTAGCTTTTTTGGCAGAATCCGTAACATCCGTTACATTTAGGAAGCTGATATGAACGATAAAGTTGTAACGAAAATTGAAGAACGTAACGACCGTAAATTAACTAATCGACAGCGAGAGTTTGCTAAATACTTTGTTGAAGGCATTTACTCGAATGCTGAGTGTGCAAGAAAGGCAGGATTCTCTCCTACCGTTGCTCATATTCAAGCATCAAAATTGATCAATGGCAGAGATTTTCCTCATGTGCTTGAGTACATTAAGGAACTTCGTGAAGAAAGGGAGCGTCGTTATGGCGTTACCTTAGTGGGCCAGATGAAACGTCTTGATGAGCTATCTCGAGCGGCTGAAGATGCCAACCAATTTTCTGCAGCGATTAACGCAGAAAAGATTAGGTCTGCTTTAGGTGGATTAACTATTGATCGTCGTGAGACCACCAATAAATTAGATGATCTGTCTAGAGCGGAAGTCATAGCAAGATTGATTGATCTACAGAAAAAGTATCCAACGGCTTTCATCGACGGAGAGTTCAAAGATGTCACGGGGACCGGAAGCGAACTTTTGGAACACAATTCGCAAAAATCTTCCAAAGGGTAGTCAAGCTTGGCGATTAGAAAACCGTGTTGCGGCAGGGATGCCTGACTGTTACATCATGATTGATGGCTATCCATTGTGGATTGAGTTGAAAGTAACAAAATCTAATAGCGTGAAGCTATCACCACAACAAATCGCTTGGCATATGGCTCATAGTCACGCAGGAGGCCATAGTTTGATCTTAGTTAAGCGGTCTACCACGGGATGCCTATTTTTATTTGAGGGCCGTGGAGCGCGGGACGTTGCCTCTCAGGGCCTGCTTTCGGAGGCTATTTTTTCTGGGGTCGGGGTTCGAGAAGCTATAGACGCGGCTATCGGGTCGGTTCGGGATCATTTCGGGGCCTTATTCGGGTCGGGTTCGGGTCGGGTTCGGGGATAGATAAACAAAAATTAAGCCCCCGCGAACGGGGGCTTGGGGTGACAGTAGTTGGAGGACTACTAAAACGGATTGTCCATGAAAAAGGCCCTAGTGTCTAGGGCCGTAGGCTTTTGGTTAAGCTTTAACTATCTTTTGTTTTTTGTCATACCGTATAAAGATGTTCGGCAAATTGTCCCGGATGCTCAAATAAGAACCGCTAACCGCGCACACAAAATCCTTTCCGGTGCGCCAATCAGCTAACGCTGCTTTTTTACTCTTATAGTCGCGCCCGTAGGCTGGTAGTACTGTCATGATGATACCCTCGCTATCAATTCTGGATTGTCGATAATAAAAGGCGAATCCGATTTTTTCGCCTCATGTCCTTTCACGCGTAACCCGATGACGTCATCGACGCGCTCGAGGTTCGCGATATCCGATAAATCGCCATCGTACACGTCACGCCCTAAAAACGTTTTAGGTAGTCCGCCGCGGAATACCGCGGTTATTGGGACGCGATGCGCTAAGGCTTTTTTAACCTGATTCTGGAATCCGTCCGCCATGGAATAAGAAAACATTAACCGATAATTACTAGGCGTTTTGCCTAATCGGTTGGCGCGTTTCGTGTAGTCATAAGAAAACAAGGCGCGAAACTCATCCGCAAAATCGAGATAGTTTTCCCAAGGAATATCTGAAAGAACATTTAACCGCGTTACCGGTACGACGTTTTGCCGGTCGCACAAATTGATAAAGTTGTGCAGTTCTCTTTTGAGCATAGCCAGAAACTTGTCTTGGTCTGAGTGCCATAGATTGGTTCGCGTTTGCCGTCCGTCGATAACATTCTGCATAATGCCGCGACCGCTCGAGCGCAAGCAATCATTCGCGCACTCTGCCAACCAACGTGCAGGACAAATAATGTCGTCAGGCATCAACGACAAGGAAAGGATGCGGATACTGGACCCGCCGATTAAGCTTTTTTCCGATTTCGCAACTTTGGTATTGGTTGCGTCGATTGATGATAAACGGGAAAACATAAAACCTCCAAATATTAGTTACCCTCGCATATTACATCACATTACATCACAACAAACAAGCTCTTTTTCGGTTCGGGTTCGGGTTCGGGTTCGGGTTCGGGTTCGGGTTCGGGTTCTATAAATAAAAAACACGCAAACGCGTGTTTTACTAATACTTAATCTAAAGACAAAGAACAAAGCAACAGATAAAAAAGAGGGCCTCCCGGCCCTCTCTGCTTACTCCTGCGTTAAATGTTGTTTATCATCTCGCGAACGCGCGCGTCTATTTCTTCTGGCATTTCAATTTCGTCATGCTCGAATGTGTTACAAGCGTTCATGTTCAAACCATAGAACCGTGCACACTGTGCAATGAACGGCATATGCTCAATGACCAAGGCGCGATTGTGCGTGTCCAAAGGCGCGAACGCACGATGGCATTCTGCAAGAGCCTGCTCGAGCTCATAATGGCGCGAGTCCGCGATGCCAGCATCGTAAAACAACTCTCTCAACTTATTCTCAAAACGATTATCTCTCATTTTAGTTCTCCAACTAAGACGGGCGGAATTGCCCGACCCTTTTATGATACATGATGCTACATAATGTTAAAGCTTTTTTCGGTTCGGGTTCGGGTCGGGCTTAATATTATATACATGGTGCGGTTCATCGTGAAC